TATTGTTTCTTTAACAACAGTAGACTTTCCAGATCCAGTACCAGATGTAAATAAAGTAATCTCACCTAATCTCATACCAAACAACTTATCATTTAAACCTTTTAAACAATTAGGATAAGGTACAGATTTAACTGTAGATCTTTCTTTAAAAGCATCCCAGATTTTTTCACCACTAACAAAGTTATCAGGTTTGTAAACCTTAGCACCCCAAACATTAGATAAATAAGTATCAGATTGTTCTTTATATAGAGCATCGTTAGCATCTTTATAAACACTATTAACAATATGTGCTTTACCAGGCTTTATAACATGGGCGGCATCATTAGCAGAAGCAATACCAGGCTCATCATTATCAAATGCTAAAAATACTTTATCGTATTTATTAACAAAATCTAAATTAGAAGCTATATTTCTTCTAGCCGACTGAGCACCATTAACAATTGATACAACATCAAATTTGGCTTTGGCTTTAGTAAGCATTTCAATTATAGATAAACAATCTATCTCACCTTCAGTAATAACTAAGTTTTTATATCTACCACAATTAGATTGATTAAATAACTCAGGGACTTCGGCTTTACCAACAACTCTAAAATCTTTAGTTGCTACTATTCTTTTCTTATAAGCTTTAACTTTTCTATTAATTGTAATTGGATAGTAATGACTAATAATATTTCTATCTTGATCATACTCAACTTTGACTCCAGCATTGTATAATACTTGTTTAGATATATTTCTAAATGTATCAACAGGTAATGATTCAATCTCATCTAAGTTTAGATTAGTTTGAACAACATCAAAAACAACTTCCGTATCTTGCGTATCTTTACCTTGTGTCTTTTTACAAGAAAAACAAAAAGCAGATCCGTCACTATAAACTGCATTAGCATCACTGCTACCACAACCTTCACAACTTGTATGTTTTATAAAGTTAGTGTCCTTACCCATATTATACCTCTCATGTTATATTATTATTATACCTCTCATCAATCCATTTACTAAAACGAACTAAATCTTTACCACTTGCATTACTCATCATTTTATTTGCTAACGAACATACAAATTCTACATTACCTTTAATGTAACCTTTACTAGGATCTTTACGATCTAGTGTAGGACTGTAATTATCGCCACCTAAAAGGCCTTGACTAGGTTTCATTGTGTAACCTAAAATAGGGCACTTACTGTTTATAGGATAAATAGATCTTAAATATTCTAAGTCTAAATCAAAGTCTAATCTATATTTCTTAACACGGTCTTTGCAGTGATTAAATGATCGACTGCAAATACCTTTAACTGATCTGTAATATTTTAGTTTACTTTCACGTTTACACATTTTGTATAAAGCCCTTCCAATAATCTATTGTCCAATTTGAATGATCTTTATAATCCTTAACTAAATATAACATCTTACCCATCACTTCTAATCTAGTAACATAATCATCAGGATGAAATTGTTTATACATTCTAATTACAGATTCAAATTGTTTTATTAAAGTTTTACCTTTTAATAATTTAGTAGCTTTAACAATACCAACACCTTTTAATCCTGGTATATTATCAACAGTATCACCCGTTAATAATTGTGTGTTTAAAAACTCACACGCATCAAATCTAGAAATAGCTTTAACGTATTTGTGCATCATATTATAAAACAACCCACCGATTATTTGCCAATCTTTATCAACAGTGATTAACATATAAAGTTGACCTGTATTTAAATATGCAGTTGCTTCAACAGAAGCTGTATCATCAGCCTCAAAACCTTCTTTACTAATAACCTTATAATTTTCTAATACATGATCTTTACATTCTTTAAAGTTCTCAGGTTTCTCTTTCCTTTTACCTTTATAGACTGTTATATTTTGTTCAATCTCTTTCCTAAAATTTCCTCTAGCAGATATATGTAATGAGTATTCATCACATTGTGTTTCATCTTGTACGCTTTTATATATTTCATCAAATGTTTTCTTAACATCTAAGTTATCTTTTAACGATTTATGGCATGCCCTGTATAACAACACATCACCATCAATTATTCCTATCATCTTGTTTTTATTCATTTTTTTAATCTTTCTATAATTTTGTTGGGCTAGCGTTTTACCGCTAACCCGTTTAGTATTAGTGAGTATCAAGCCACGAATTTCCGTGTTTGGCATCACCGCCCATTTGAATATTTAATTCTAATTTCTTAGTAATATAATCTCCGAATGAGTACTCTAGTATTTCTTTAACTCGTTTAACGTTCTCAGTTTTAGTCTGTACTTGAACTTCATCATGAATTAAACCAAGTATATCAACTTCGATATTCTCATCTTTAAACATTTTAAAAGAATTAACTACAGCAGTCTTAACTGTAATGGCTTCGAAAGTTTGGAGTAAATAGTTTAAACATTTAAAACTAGACTCAGCAAATATTCTACGACCATCTAACCCTGGAATAAATCCAAGGCCATCTTTATTCTTAGTTGTGTAGAAAAATCTATTCAACTTCTCAACAAGTTCTTTAAGACCTGGCAGGGCATTATAAAGTTTATTCTTAACCTCTTTACCCTTATCAACATCTTCAACACCAGTAACCATTTTACCAAGCTTAGCAAAACCCGCACCAAATACTGTAGCATAAAGTAGACCCTTAGCTAAAGGTCTTGATACACCTACAGTGTCAGCATTGTGTTGATGGATGTCACCATTTAAAACATGATCACTAACTTCTTTATTATTTAAGTAATGACATAATGCTCTAATCTGATTTCCAGAACTATCACATCCAACCATAACTTTATTCTCATCAGCAATAAATAAAGATCTCATCTCAGATCCAAAAAATGCATTTGAGTTAGGTACATTTACAACTTTAGAATGACGTTGTCTTGAAGTTGGTGTTCCAATATTAAAAGCCTCAACATAAACTCTATCATTGTTAAGTTCAGCTAACTCTATCCAACCTCTAATAACAGAGTGTCTAGATCTTAACTGATAATACTTTAAAACTTTTTGTCCCATACCACCTTTAATAGTATGTAAAGTATCTTCTGTAATTTTAGGTTCACCACCTGGTGTAAACATAGAAGGTATCCATCCATTGTCTAACAATAAACCTCTAACCATATCCATGTTACCTAAATTTGCTTCAGTCATTTTAAATCTTTGAAACGTTTTCTTAGGATCCCACTTATCAGTATCAGTTTGTTTTATTTCAGTACCTAAAAATTCAGATAACATTCTTGCACTCACTGCAGAAAGTCTACCATCTTGTAGGTACTTAGCTTTCTTAGGTTCTTTATCAATTAAAACTTTCCTAGGCTTTAGGGTAGGGTTAATCTCATCTTCAATAACTTTCATCTCAGCAGTTAATTGTTCATAGAATTTTTTGGCTTTGGGCGTATCAAAATTCCACTTAGTAGTAACTTGTCTTGCACAAATTTCAGCAATAGCATGTTCAGTTTGTAATGCAGTTTTAAAATTTGGTCTATTAGCAATTAAAGTTTGTGCTTCATTAGCAACATACTTATAAACTTTATGAGTCAAATTAATATCCTGGATTCCATAAATTTTCATCTCTTCACTGTAATGATCAAAAGCAGGTGAATCACCTTTAGCATCTTTTAAAATAACACCAAAGTTTTTTAAACTATGTTTACCTTCTCTACGAAAATTATTAAGCTGTGAAATAATCATAGTATCCACAAGTTTAACATCGGCTTTAGGCTTCCAATTTAATAACTTAACCATAACTGGTAAATCATACGCAATTAAATTGTGACCTATAATCGAATTAAACTTATCTAAGTAAGTTGTTAAATCTTTTAATGGTTCAGATTTTTCATCATGGTCACTAAAGGTCTTAACTTCATTCGTAATCGGATCTTTAGTTATCGCTAACCATATTGTTTCTACGGTGTCTAGAAGGCCATTTGTTTCCAAGTCCAGAAAAATCTTATCCATATTATACTATCCTATCTTTTAAAAAATTATAAAACTTTGATTGCAAAGCTTCTTTAGTGCCATCGTTATTAAATGCATAACTAAAAGCATGTCCATCTAATGCGTGTTCAGATTCATGACCATCACCATTAAAGTCAGGTCTTTTAACGCAACAAACAAAACCATGATTATTAATCATTTCAACTTCATTAGGAAAACGTACATCAGTAATAACTACATGTTCTTTACAGTTCTTGTATTGATTTTCTAATATCCTAACCCAGATATCTTTATTTAAATTTTCTCTAAAAGCCATACCAACTTTTTGTAATATCTCTCTTGAAGATAAATTAAACCAATCGGGTAAAGGTAGTTCTCTAAGTTCTCTCTCACCATCAGTACCAGATAAAATTGCTTTATCTATTCCAAATGTTGTGTGTGCTAAATCTTTAATTGGCTGAGCAAAACTCATTTTTTTCCAACCAAATGTTGTAGTTAATATTTCACCAAGTGAATCTTTACCTGATCCCTTGTAACCGCTTATTCCTATTATCATTTATTCTTCTCCTTGTAAAAATAGTTCTCCAAATCCAAGAACGTATCATTGATATTATTGTAAATATTATTGCTATATTAAAACTTTCCCAAACAGTTGGGTGTAAATCGAAAAACGGAAATATCAATAATTGTATTAATGTAGATAATATTAATCCACTACCTACATCAATAAAAGTTTCTATTAAATTTCTCATTGAATATTCTCAAAAGAGTCTATTGTGTACATGTAGTTACATGAGAAGTAAGGCCTTAGGCTTTCTTCAATATTCTCTTCTTCCATTATAGTTTGTTTATCTTCTCTACTTAAAATAGTCAGATCTAAAACTTGACCAACCTTAATTACTAAATCTATTTTATCTGTATCAGAATTTATAA